AGGGTCTTCAATGTAGCTTAACATAGTGTTTTCTGCTGGGCATTTAATCTCTAACCCACTGTCTTCACCAACCAACCCGTCAGGACTACATCCAAACTCTTCACTGTCATCTAGTATAAACCCTACCTCGACTACAGTGTTACCAGTCATCAGCTCATAGTAATCACGCGCCTCTGGCTCAAGCTCATTGCCTCTTGCCATGTGCTCAGACTGAAAATGCGGTGTTGATTCACCCGATAAACGCTCGATAACCATCTGATCTATGTATTTACTTGCAGATCTTGAGGGCTTACCGGATGCTGTAATCAATTTACTGAACTGGCTAGCGGATGGCCTACCTACTCTACTAGCAAGCCACCCGTCACTGCCCTGTTCGTGGGTTAAAATCTTAATTGATCTTCGCCTTCAGAGCAGCAACAGCTTTAGGGTAATGAATTGCCAGCATCTCATCTACACTGCTGGCTTTAAAGAACCCCAAGAACTTAGTAACGTCACCATTAGCCTGTTCAAGCAGGTCTTTAATGTCTTCAGCCTGTGCCGGAGTCAAAACCTCAGTCTTAGCAGCTTCTGGCATGTCTTGGCCACTGTAAATGTACAGCCCCAACCCAAATAATCCGATACATTTAACCAAACAGCGAATCCTGGAGTCACTTATTGCTCTTGAATCAGGACTTACTAAGGCCTCGTTGCGGTTACCCATGACAGGAAGCCACATTTTGTGAGTCTTACCCTCAACTGTTACGGCAACTGATACTTCAACCGTACCATTCTCAAAAAAAGTCGGCTCAAAATACTCAAAAGTGCTTTCAGGGTAGTGCTCATTCAAGGTTTGCCATGCCCAACTCCAGCTGAGATAAGATAATTTGCCTTTTAAAGCAACATGATCGTTACAATTAATGGCCGATAAGGTGGCCCATACGCCTTTATTCTTCATTTAAAATCCTCCGCTAAATCTTCCGGTAAGTATTCTGACCCGCAAAGCTCTGCCATTGTTAAAACAATTGCTAGGTTCATATCTAGCCACGACTGCCAAACCCTTGGCTCTCTGCCTAGTTCTTTTAATTGCTCTGACTTCTCTAACATAAAGTCTGCTGTTTGATTAAGTCTATCAGCAAGCTCATGCCGCGTATAAACTTCCTGAACTGGTTTCTTATTCAATTGAACTCTCCTGCTGATTTAGTTTGCTCGTATACATATCTTGCCCCGTATCCGATGTAGTACGCCTCCGATTGGTTATCAGGCGCTGGATCTCCGTTCTTGCAGTCAATATCACCGCGGTCAAGGTCGTTTAAGTACTCAATTCCTTGGACTTCATTCATAATATTAACCCCACCTAGCCTGGTAGCCTTCGAGAACCTTATTAACCAGACGCTCATTTTCCTTAGCTGCCGCCAGGTCACGCTCAATTTCATAGGCAGTCATAGGAAGATAGTCATCGGCACCGTTTCGCAGAGATACACGAAGATCATACGCTTCATCTGTCTCCTCTACACTGCGGCCAAATAAGGAATTACTAAGCTTGTTGACGAAATCGTAATCGCCGGTTCTTGCTGGGTCTTCATCGTTATAGGTCATGGTTCTCTCCTGTTGTTGAAGTGTTTATTCTACATAAGCAATTGTCCTATTGCAACTAATTTAACAAAGAGCTATGATAACACCTCACTAACTAAGGAATCATCATGGATATTAACAAATCATTGCAGCACTTTATGGAACGCGACCAGATGTCATCAGTTGAACTGGCTCGTATCTCTAAGATTAACCCCTCTACTATTAGCTTGATCAGAAATAAGCATAGATCGCCACGGGCTAGTACTCTTTTAACCTTTGCTGCAACCTTTAACGTAGATGTCAGCGAGTTTATTGCGGCAGGTGAGTGATGGATACTTTAGTTGGCGTGATTTACTTTGCCGGTGCCTTAGGTTTTCTAGGGTTTATGGTCTATGGGCTTTATATTGCAGAGGCTTGGAAGGATGAAGTCAGAAATCGAGGCACTAAAGATGATTAAGAAGGGTTATTATGCAATTATTCCTGCAAGCGTACGCTATGACGTACGTTTAACCCCTAATGCCAAGCTTTTGTACGGTGAAATCACTGCGCTAACGAATGAAAAAGGCTATTGCTGGGCCAGTAATGACTATTTCGCCAGTCTTTATGAGGTTAGCAAGACCTCAATTAGCAAATGGGTAAGCGCATTAAGGGATGCAGGACACATAACTCTTCAGCTTCAATACAAGGAGGGTACTAAACATATCTTACATAGGTATATAAGATTAGTTGATGATCCTATTGAAGAAAAGTTACATACCCCTATAACAAATGTTAATGACCCTATTGAAGATAAGTTAAATACCTATGTAACAAATGTTAAAGACCCTATTGAAGAAATGTGTAAAGATAATAATACAGTTAATAATACAGTTAATAATACAATGAATAGGGGGGAAACAAGTTCCCCAGCTCTAGAGGTAGTTGATCAGGAAGTTATCCCTGTTAAACCAGAAGGCAATAAGAAGTTTGTAGCACCCACCCTTGACGAGCTTATTGAATACTGTAACTCAACAAATGCTGGTATTGACCCAGTAGGGTTCTGGAACTTCTATGAGTCTAAAGGCTGGATGATCGGCAAGAACAAGATGAAGTCCTGGCCTCACGCAGTAGGAACCTGGAAGTCAAAAGAAAGGGCAAAGCAAGCCCAGAAGAGAGAAGTAAAAACTGACTCACTCAGAGGTCAGTCACTACATGATCAACTAACAGATCGGTCTTGGGCCGATTAAAGGAGAGCAATATGGCAGCAAGAATCACCCCCACTGGTAACAGACTGTATGTTTACGAAGGAACTGAGCATAAATCCTTAACGTCCGGCCAGTCATATACGATGAAAAAGTTTGCTGAGGCAATTTCAGTTAGCCCGCAGACGATTCAAAGCAGGTTTAGGCATAGAAGGCTCAGGAATATTGTTCGTGATTGCGATCTATTCCCACTGAGATCCACAACACCTCGTTGCAGGATGATCGAGTACTCAGGGAATCACCCCGACCTGGTATCTGGGGAAAGCTACAGTTATGTCAGCCTTGGCAAAGCGTTTAACATCACGACCAAGCTAATCCGTGACCGCATGAGAGGCAGCCGAGTGTTTACCGATGACATGGCACTTGAGACCGCTTTACCTTCCGAGTACAAGCGTTGCGAAACACGATCAACCAAGACAATGAACAAATGGTTAAGAAGGAAAATCGTATGACAGAGATTACCCAAGGTGATTACCACCGGATAACAAGTCTAGGCGACCTCGAAAAGAAACTGCCTGCAATCATTGACCGACTAGGTAACTGGGACTACTCCACGCCCTGCGCTGTTAAGCTGGAAAAGTTTCAAGGCAAGTCCACCCTTAGTCAACTGGCCTTAGTCCATATGTGGTTCAGGGCTATGTCGATTACCTTCATGAAAAAGCAACCTGACGCAACACCAGAGGGCTGTAAGTGGATGATGAAGCACAAGTTTGGCCCCAGAAAGAACATCAAGGTCGGATCAACTGAAGTAAAAGACCAGCTAGTTAGTCTGCGCGATCTGGACAAGGGTGAGATGTGCTACTTCATGGACCAGGTACTGCACTGGGCAACAGAAAGGGACTTATACCTACCCATGCCAGACGGAAATGAGTACACTGCCCTGAAAAGGTCGCAGAACGCATGATAAACGTGCGTTGAATGGATTCTAACGGGGGTTTAGGTTAAACTTGGGCAAACGTACCAGTTACAGTTAAAACGCCTTAGGAGGGCAATATGAGGGTTATATCGTGGTTTAGCTGCGGAGCTGCAAGCGCTTATGCGACTTACTTGGCGAGCAAAAAATATCAAGATCATAATTTTGAGGCAGTTTATTGCAGGGTGGCGGAGGAGCATGAAGACAACTTAAGATTTTTGCGTGATTTCTCTAAAGCAACTAACATTCCAATTAAAATTATTGGAGACAAAAGCAAGGAATTTTCTATTTTCAAAGTCTTTGAGTCCAGAAAGTTTATTAAGGGGCCTACTGGTGCACCTTGCACAATGATTTTAAAAAAAGATGTGAGAAAATCTTATCAACGCGATTCGGATATTCAGATATTTGGATATACATCTGAAGAAACCAGCAGAGTAAACAGGTTTATTGACTCTAACAACGAAGTGGTTGCGGATTTTATACTGCATGACGGTGGGGTCGCCAAAAAGGATTGTTTAGAGTTTATAAAAAGTCTAGGTATTGATACTCCTATTATGTACAAGCTTGGATACAGCAACAACAACTGCATTGGTTGCGTTAAAGGCGGGATGGGTTACTGGAATAAAATTAGAGTTGATTTCCCCGATGCGTTTGAGAAAATGGCCGTCTTAGAGCGAAAAATAGGTCACGCTATTAACAAGGATAAAGATGGCCCTGTTTATTTAGATGTTCTTGCAAGCGACAGGGGTAATTTTAAGTTAGATACACCCAGTGACTGCGGCTTCACATGTGAGTGGGTTCAAAGAGAGCTGACGTTATGACAATTTTGAAAAATAAGTAAACCAAAGGTTATAAAATGGCTATTAAGAGAGATGCAGCAGATAAGTGGTTTAGTGACGTAGTAAGGCAGAATGCTGGCTTTGAGTGTGAGCATTGCCACAAGCAAGATGGCCGGATGGAGTGTGCGCACATATTCGGCA